TTGCCAGACAAGGAACTCGTTGGCCCCGCGTTCATCCATCACCCGAACTTGCCCTATGATTTCGTGGACTTTCTGGACGCGTACCATGCCAAATATGGGGCTTATCCGAGAATGGAGATAGCGGCAATACACGAGTATGGCCCCGGATTCGCGGCTGACAGATCCGATTATGAATATGTGCGGGATGCGTTAATCAATCGGGGCTACGATGTAAAGATTTGGGTTACAGAGTTGGGGTACTTTTCCACCGATCCATATTCACAGGACGCAGCGGACTATCTCGGCCAGTGGATGGATTTCTGTAGTGCGGATTCGAGTTGCGAGTATCTGAATTGGTTCGGCCCCACGCGGGGAGATTATGACATTGTGCCGTTGCTCGAAAACGGCGAATTGACCCCCACCGGGCAGACGTGGGTGGCGGGCTAGGAGTAGAGTATGCCGTCTTATGTGCCGCCCTTAAGGGCAACAGAACTTATCTTCTATATCGGGCTGGTATCTCAAGCCGATAATAATGTTTTGATAACCAATCCCACAATTGCCGCTGGAGATTTCCAAGTGACCACCGACGGCAACGCTTTCAGTAATCTGGATACTACTCCTGCCGTAGACCCGGCTGGCGGCACAGCGGTTAAAGTCACGGTGAGCATCGCAGAGCAAACAGGCGACAACGTCTTCGTCGTCTGGGAAGATGCAGCGGGCGCAGAGTGGGCGAGCGGCTTTGCGGTTATTCAGACCACCACGCAACAGATAGACGACATTCCGACCGCGGCGGCGATTGCCATTGCGGTTGCCGATGCCGTGTGGGATGAATTGCTGGCCGGACATGCCCTGGCCGGCTCGCTTGGCGCGGCTATAGCCGACATTGCGTCTGACGTCTGGGATTATGCTACTCGCACACTGACATCTACCGCGGCGGAAGTAGCAGATGCAGTCAGTGGCAGTAACTTGACTCTGACCAGGGGGGTGACGTTCAACGCGACGTTATCGGGCCTGACCATCCCGGCGACGTGGACGAAAATCTATCTGACTGCTAAAAAGTATAATACCGATGCCGTTGCAAAGTCAGTTCTGCAATTGGTGGAGACGAATCCGGGGGACGCAGACGATGGACTGCTGTACCTGGACGGCGCGGCTCCGACCCTGGCGACGGAAGGCTCCCTGACGGTTGACCAGGTAGCGGGGACGATTGTGATTGTTATTGACGACGATGCCAGCGCGGACTTCAGCAAGATTGTGCGGGCGGGGTACGACGTGAAGGTTCTTCTGGCTGATGGGACATCGGAGATCTTGACTTATGGCGCGTTTGTTGTTATTCTGACTGAAACGGCGGAGATCGTCTAGGAAACAGTATGTGAGGTGACTATGGCTGACGTAACTGGACCAGCATTTTTCGGAGCAATTAAGAAGCTGTTCAAGGACATGGAGGACGGCTCCCATGCTGAGGTGGTCGTAGTTGGCGAGGGCACCGAAGAAATCGGGCGGGTCTCTGACCCAAGCGCGGAGACTTTATTGGAAGAGGTGTTGATTGAGCTACGGCAGGCTAGGGGAGGCACGAAGGGGACTAGGAGGAGCGAATGGACAGGCGACAGGATATACTCGAGGGCGGGCTGACCGAGTTGGTCGGCGTCAATGAGGAAGTAAATACGGGCGACTACAGCGGGTCCGTAGGCGTAGTGTTAGGCAACCATGTCAGCGGTAAAATCACCCAAGTTACACTTTACGCTACGGAAGACGGCGCAGGGGCAGTTCAAGACTCGGCGGGCACTCTGATTATCTTGGATGCAGATCCTGCTATTGCATCAGGCGACGTTGCCATGACTGCTGTTGAGCGAGTATCAGTAATTGGACAGATCTTTGTAGGTGCCGGGGATTGGGTAATGGATGCCAATGGCGGTACAGCAGTGCTCATTGACCAACCCATAGGTTTCCATGCTTTGTCTACTTTGTACTTCGTGTGGTTGCATACAGATGCTGTAGACCTGAACGATGGCGCGGGTGATGACGAGCAGTTGCAGTTCAACTTTTGGTATCACCACGGGAGGTAAGTAATGGCTGACATACTTGGATCGACACTTGTTAGAGTTCAAAAACTGTTTAAGGACATCGGCGGTGATGCTCATGCCGAGACAGTGGCTATCGCCGCGGGCGCTGAGATTGTCGGTCAGGTGAGCATTGACCAGACCACACCAGGCACTACGAATCTGGTGGCGTCCAGTGGCATCAGTATCTCGCAGACTCCTACCGTCAGCGCGGCTGCCATTTATGCCGCTAACGATGCGGTAGGCGGCTTGCTCACCTTTGCGAATGCTGCGCTGGTAACGGGAGGAGGTGGGGTCATCAAGGACGTGTTGATTCTGGATGACGCTGGACAGGATGCGGTGCTGGAGTTATGGTTGTTCAACGCCACATTCACCGCGATGGCGGACAACGCGGCCTGGGCACCGAGTGAGGCCGACTTGCGAAAGCTGGTTGGGGTTGTTAGCACTGTAGATGGTTCCTGGTTCCCAGCCGGGACGCCCTCTGTAGCACGTGTAGAGGCCAGCCAGAGGTACGACTGTACAGGCACCTCACTGTTCGGGCAGTTGGTTACCAGAGGCGCGCCTACCTATGCAGCGACGGATGACGTGTCCTGTATTATTGGCCTTTTGCAAGATTAACGAGGTGCGATAAATGCCACTAACGAGAGATACCAGGCGGGCCTTGCTCGACTCCGCCAAAAAGATACTCAAATTCAACCAATCGCTTGCCACCTTTACCCCCAGCATGGCCAAGCGCACAGGCCCTGGCCCATTTGCGGCGGCTCCCATTGTCCAGGGGAACTGGGACGGGAGTGGTACGCCTGATGTGTTGACGTTCCCACGAGGGGACTTGCTGGGGAATCCTACAGGGAATTGGTATGCCAATTTCGATATGTACCAAGGTTCTACGGTATTACTCGAAGGCGAAGAAGTTGAAGCTACTCTGGTCTTGACACCGGTATCCGCGAAAGTCACGGAATTGAAGCGACTGATTCAGGTGGCAGTGGTGCAATTCCAGACGGACGCGCTGGATGTAGCAGTCGCGGCGAACGACGAGGCTGCGGAAGCGGCAGCGGGATTGAGCGACTTTGTGCCGGGTCTGCCGTATTCGTTTGTGTTGTAGGAGACGCACATGGCAATAGGTGCTTATCTGCCAAGCGCAGAGGACAGCCAGGACGGGACCCTGCAAGGCGATCTCGCCTTCGGGACGGTATAATGCCCGACCCGTTGGTGGTGCAGAATATGCGGCAATTTAGGCAGCAATTGCTGGCTCGAGACGCGATGCAGATGCAGATAATGGCCCAGCAGTGGCTGACCGTGGAGCAACAGCTTGACGCTAATATCAGCCTGCTCAGCCGAGAAGTGGATGAACTGCGGCGTCAGGGCAAGGCCGTTTCTCAGGCCCGGATTTACCGCCTGCAACGGTATCAGTCCTTGAAGGCGCAGACACAGAGTGAGTTCACAAAGTACGCGGGCTGGGCGACGAAGGAAGTCACGCAACAACAGGCAGAGCTGGCAAAGTTGGGACTGACCCACGCGGCACGTTCGATTGGGGACGTGTACACACAATACGGGACGGTAGGGGCGTTTGATCGGCTCCCAGTTCAAGCGGTAGAGAACATGGTCGGGTTGGCTGGAAATGGTCGGCCCGTGGGGGAGTTGCTGAAGAACCGCATTAACCCGATGTACTCAGACGAGAAGGCGTTGAGTGCCTGGCAGTCCCTAACCGATACGTTGGTGAAAAACACCGCGCTGGGAATTAACCCGCGGGAGACAGCCAGGGCGATGCGCGATGATTTGTCCGGAGGCTTACAGAAGGGGCTGGATATCGCCCGAACGGAGCAACTACGCGTCTATCGGCAGGCCAACCAACAGCAGTATCAGGAGTCCGGCGTCGTGTCGGGGCACAAGCGAATTTGTGACCATACCGATCGAACCTGCCTGGCCTGCCTGGCTGACGAGGGAACCACGTATCCGGTGACGGAGCCGATATTCGATCACGTTCGCGGAAGATGCTCGTCAGTCCCGGTTGTCACCGGGATGCCAGAGCTACAATTCCAGACTGGCGAAGAGTGGCTGGAAACGCTCGAAGAAGACCAGCAGCGCAAGATCATGGGAAATGGACAGTACGAAGCATGGAAAGACGGCACGCCGATGAAAGACTTTATCACCTACACTGACCATCCCACTTGGGGCCGAGGCTTGACGCCGACACCGGTGAGTAAGTTGAGCAAGGTGACGAAGCCGCCGGTGGTTGGCGAATTTAGTGGGTCTGCTTACTTCTCAGAGGACATCGGCACAGCTACAGGGCGGGCGTTGGGCAGCGGCGATGTAGCATTTAACAAAGATGATTATCGCAGTATGACTGGGGATGATCGTAAATTCACGATAGCCCATGAAGTAGCGCACCAAACAGTAGAACCTTACGTGCTCAGCAATCAGAAAGAATGGGACTTGGCAGAGAAAACATTGACTGTCCGGATAGTAAAAGATGGCCCGTATGAGGGGCGTCGTTTGTTCGTGTTTGGGCAAACTAGAATAGGCGAAGCCGTGTCTGATACATTGGCTGTAGGGTTTGCTGAAACGGAACTTCCCGCATCGGTGTTATCAGCGGGGAAAGCGACGGAATTGGAGAAATGGGTCAGGGGCGTAACAAAAAGAGCGGGTTACGATGTGACCAAATTAAGACAGAATGTTAAGCGTATTAAGAGGTCGTTGGATGCCCAGTTATAGCATTGCCGCAAAGTCACCACAAAAGACAGTACGGCCGCTTGCGCCACATTCAAGCAGGCGATGGTCTTTGATTCGGGGTTCGGTATATTCCCAAGTGTTATTATTCCCCCTACTTTGCTCATAGGCACAGATAACGGCATAGGCGGCGTCAATGCTGAATATTTGGTACTGTTCTGTTCTGAGGTCGAACACTTTTGTTATCACGCAGTAAGTATATCATAGTCAGGCAATTTGTGCAACAGCGTAAGTAAAGTTATAACGGGGCGCCGCAAGGCGGCCAAGAAGAAAGAGGAGTCCGAGAGATGAGTAACCTAATGCAGGCCATATCACTCGAAGCTGCTCGACAACTGTTTCACGTCGATTTCTGGGTAGATGCGATGAACGAGCACATCAAGCACCAGAGACGGGTTCGTCGGCTTTTTGAGGAGTCCCTGGGAGCGATCTTTGGAGAAGTGTAACAGTGACCTACATTGCTATCGTCGAACCTGGTACAAATAACCTTCTCTTGCGTTTAGACCCGGAACGTGCTATAATAGAGATAGTACGCCGTCGACGAAAGACGGTGGTGGACTTGACGGAGTACGGGCTGGAGTACAAAGCGCCACAGAGCGCGGAGAGTGAGGATCGCGCTAATAACTGAATAGAACACCAAGAGCGTGCACAAGCGCCAGAACCCAAGAACGCGAAAGCGTCAGGGGACTGGCGTTTTTTTATTGCTAACACATTTCGGGCGAGATGCCCAAGGAGGGCGAGATGCCAAACGATACGACGGACGACAAAGGAACCGACACAACTAATGACCAGAAGGCCGACGACAAGAAAGCAACCGAAGGCACGGCAGCGGCTGCCAGCTTCGCCGAGTGGCTGAAGGGGCAAACGGCTGATGTGCAAAAATTGCATGGTGACGAAGTCGCCGGTCTAAAAAGTGCGTTGTCAAGCGAGAGGCAGCAACGCAAAGACTTGGAAGGGCAGTTGCGGGACGCAGCAGCCAAAGCGGAAAAGGGATCAGAAGCTGAGAAGCTACTGACCGAACAGGCAGACCAGCTAAAGGGATTGGAGCTGCAAGCCGCGTTTTACGACGAGGCCCACACGGAAGGGGTAACTAACCTGAAGCTGACTTGGATGGCGGCTCAGGAAGCGGATGCCTTCGACCGACGTGGCAACGTCAACTGGGAGCAGCTAAAGACAGAGTTCCCAGAGCTGTTTGCGAAATCGTCAACTGTCCCGGCCGGCGACGCTGGCAAGGGGACCAAGTCAGAACCCTCTGGCAAGGCCGACATGAACCAGGCTATTCGGATCATGGCGGGCAGGGGGTAACGGAGGTGGAAAGTGCCATACAATTCGTTAGTAACTAGAACAGATGTCGCGGCTCTCATTCCTGAGGAAGTGAGTCACGAGATCATAGAGGCAGTTCCAGAGTCCAGCGCGGTCATGCGGCTGGCCCGGAGATTGCCGGATATGAGCCGGGCACAGCGTCGGGTTCCGGTGACCACGGCCCTAGCCACGGCGTATTTTGTCGATGGTGACATCGGGCTGAAGCAGACCACTGAGATGGACTGGGAGAACAGGTACATCGACGCGGAAGAGATCGCCTGTATCGTCCCGATTCCGGAGGCGGTGCTAGACGATACCGACTACGATATGTGGGCGCAGATCAGGCCCTCCATCGTGGAAGCGATCGGCTTGGCATTCGACCAAGCAGTTCTGTACGGGACTGGAATCCCCGCATCATGGACTGTCAACCTGGGCGCGGCCGGTCTAGTCCCGTTGTGTACTGCGGCTGGGCACACTCTGTCAGAAGCGGCCTACGCCGATCTGTATGAGGTGGTTCTGGGTGAGACTGGTGCTGGAGTCGACGG